GCTTCGTTGACGATGTCGTTAATTTTCATATAACTGTCCTAAACTGTTTAAATTATTTATCTATACAGTAAATCCTTCCTTAATAATGTTAATCTTTTCATGAAGGGTTAATGCTTCTCCTTTTTCTACACACTCAAAAGCCGCATTGTTTTCTAGCAAACGAATCTTATTAACTAGCTCCCACTTTGTTTTTCGGGCACCATCAAGATCGTTTTCTAACACAGCAATTCTTGTTGCTACGTTAACCAAATCTTCTTTTGCCATTTCTAACATGATGTCACGTTTACCGCGGTTATAATCATTCATATCTTTTTCTTTCTTATATGGGTTAGTCATATGCTCATTTGCTTATAGTGATCAACTTCTTTTTGCAAACAATGATTATACTTTTTATCTTCTTCTATCTGCCTTACAATCTCTTCTTGCAAATAATCCCATTCTTTTTGCTTTTCAGCAGGGCTCTTTACCATCCACTGATCCCACAAAATACCACGTGGCCTAAAGCCGTTTGCATCTTTGAAAAAGTCGGAGTAACTATCGTCGTCGTATGTAAATTGCACCTCGTTCTCCTTACGGATAATTTCTGCTTGCAACTGTTTCCAGTATTTGGCAATTTTCATATTACCAAATTTGTCTTTTTTACGTGCAACTTCTAATTGTTTTGGGGAAAGTGAACGCCCGTTAAGGATATGTTTTGCAAAGGAGGAAAAAATATCTGCATCAAATGCAGTAAAACCGATACCGTTTGCTTTATGAGTAGAATCTAATGCTTGCTCATCAAGCTCTTGATTGTTAAAAACAACTACTAAGGCACGTTCAACGGCCTTATTGTTTGTAGCAAGTAGGTTAGCAATTTTAGTTCTGTTCCACTTTGTCATATTTGCTCCTAAGCAAGTGTTAACTAATTTAACCTATACAAGTATTATACACTCTTAAGATCAAATGTCAACCAAAAATATTAAATACTTGGTTTATTTTTTAATAAATATACTATAATTAGAGTATAATCATGGCTACAAAAACACTTTTCAACGGATTTACAACAACTAGAGGACCAGCAATTAGAAAACTTCATGATCAAGATCTAGCCGTACAGGATTTAACAAATCATTTTAACACTAAAAAAGGCGAAAGGATTATGAATCCCGAATTTGGTTCTATTATATGGAGTTTAATGTTTGAGCCATGGGACGATACAGTAGAAGATGCAGTTAAAGAAGATTGTGCTGATATTGTTGCTCAAGATCCTAGATGGGCTCTTCAAGAAGTTTCAGCATATTCTAATCAAAATGCTATAAGTGTAGAATTAAGATTAAAGTATCAACCTACAGATAAAGTAGAACTATTAGCATTAAACTTTGACAGACAACTAAGCGAGGATTTATAATAATATGGCTACACGACAAGATGTATTATTTGCCGCAGAAGATTTTATAGCAAAATACCAATCATTCGACCAATCTAATTTTCAAGCATATGACTTTGATACCTTAAAAGCGGCTATGGTAGATTATATTAGATTAAACTATCCTGAAGATTACAACGATTGGATTCAATCATCAGAATTTATAAGTCTTATGGACTTAATAGCATTTGTTGGCCATAATACTGCATTTAGAACTGACTTTGCAACTCGTGAAAACTTTATGGAAACTGCACAAAGCAGAGATTCTATTTTACGATTAGCAAGATTTTTAGGTTATAATCCTACAAGAAATATAAACTCGTCTGGTGTTGTTAAAATTAAAACAATTAGAACAACAGAATCATTAATAGATTCAGATGGAACTAACATTGCAAATACTGATGTAGTATGGAACGACTCTACTAATGCAAATGCATATGAACAATTTATAATGATTATGAATTCTGCATTTGGTAGTACTACACAATTTGGTACTCCTTTTAAATCTATGAAATTAGATGGAGTTAATACAGAAGTTTATAAAATAAATTCATTAACTGAACAACAAGTAGTTTATCCTTTTAGTGCTACTATACAAGGCGAAGCATTGCCATTTGAAATATGTAATATAGACATAAATTCTAATGGTTATTTTGAACCTATGCCAGATCCTAATGCTAGTATAAATTGTTTATACCTCAACGATGGTAAAGGAAATGCTAGTTCTAAAACAGGATTTTTCTTTTATTTCAAACAAGGTACATTAGAATTATTAGATACTCTGATTAATTTACCAATAGAAAATCAAGTATTAAATGTTGATACAGAAAATATTTGTAATGATGATGTATGGGTTCAAACTATTAACGAAGATGGTGCAGTTACAACCCCATGGACTCCTGTAGAAAATGTCACAGGATCTAATGTAATTTTTAATGCTATTAATAATAGTATAAGAGATATTTACCAAGTAGTGACTCAAACAAATGATGCTATAAGCATTAAATTTGCAGATGGTAGATTTGGTAATGCTCCTAAAGGTATTATACGAACTTGGTTTAGAAGTACTAACGGAGAAGAATATACAATACGAGCAGACGATATTCAGAACCAACAAATATTAATACCTTATTTTAGTAAGTTTGATAATCAATTATATGATTTATCTTTAACATTTGATTTAGAAGAGCCTATTAAAAATAGTGCAGCCTCAGAATCTAATACAAGCATTCAGACAAAAGCACCATTGGTTTATTCTACACAAAATAGAATGGTTTCTGCACAAGACTATGCAGTATATCCGTTACAGGCATCTACTAGTATTGCAAAAATAAAAAGCACAAATAGAGTACATAGTGGTCATACACGTTATGTAGATATTAATGATCCTACAGGAACCTATAAAGATTTAACAATATTTGGTGACGACGGATACGTATTTGAAGAAGAAACATTTTTAAGAAAAACATTATCTACCGGAACAGGATTAACATCTACTCAAATTATAGATCAATTTATACAACCATTTTTAGATGAAACACAAGTAGAAAATTTTTATTATCAAAAATATAAAGCAGATTTTGTTTGGTCACAAGGAACATCGGTAGATAGTTTATATTATAAAACATCCGATGAAACAGGGCAGGCAGCCAATATGTGGACTTGGAAAAAAGTTACAGGTACTACAAGACAGTCCACAGGATACTTCACACATGGTGTGAGCTCGCCATTAATGACACCAATAGGCCCTAACGCAACCCAAGCAGTGGCTAAATTTTTAATAGAAGGTGCTAATGTTGAATTTGCACAAGTTGATGCTAACGGAGAATTTGTAGAAAATTCAGAAACAATTTGGGCAAGCATAACTGGTTTGTATGGCGATGGTCGAGGCATAACCGATTCTTCATTATCATACACAGGAAAAACAAAAGAAGGTTATGGTACTGTTACCTTATCAAGAAACATACCAGACGGTTTAAGAATAAAACGTATAGCACCTGCATTTAATAGAAAGTTTAGTTCTGCTTCAAGCAACAATGAAATAAATGCTATTAAAACACAATTAGATGCAAACAATTCTTTTGGTATACGATGGGATCATCGTAACAACAAATATGAAATTGTATTAGGTGTAGATTTAGGCGCATCACAAAGTACTGCATTTAGTTTAACTGAAAGTACCGCAGGTACACAATCAGATAATAGTTATCTTATAAGAGTAGAATATTATTCAGACCAATGGGTATTTTTAGCACGATGTATAAAATATAATTTTGGTTCTGTTGCAAATGTTAGATTTTATAATCAACGATTAGGCAATAAATTAAGTAAAGTAACAAAGAAGTCTACAAAAGATTCTATAAAAATATTAAACATTAATTTAGGTCCTTTGCCTAGTTGGTCATCAACTACAACCTATGCAATAGGTGATAAAATAGTATATAACGGAACTCAGTATACTGCTAAAACTGCACATAGTAACCAAACTCCTTCGTCAACATCAACTCATTGGACAGTTAATGCTGATGGAACAGGACTTGCAACTACATTACTACCAGCAGACTATGATTTTGATATTGAAGGTTATTACACATATGACGACGGATACACAGATCCTAGAAGAGTATTATTAAAATTTGCAGATACAAATAAAGATTATGTAATAGATGATCCGTTTGCATTCGAAAGTGTAGTAGGATCAAATCAAATTTTTATAACAGATATTCAAGATGGTAACTACACATATAAAACATTAATGATTGATACACCGCCTCAAAAAACAGACGGTACTATAAAGTATTGGGAATCAGCTACTTCATATGCTTTAGCAGAAAAAGTAGAATACAATGGTTCTGAATACGAATCTAAAATAGCTGGTAACTTAGGTATACTACCAACTAACACAACAAATTGGAAATATGTAAGAGACTTATCATATCAACAATTAACAGGTAGATCGAGTATAAGATTTAAATGGGCCCATGCCGCAAGCGAAGATACAAGAATAGATCCAGCAGTTACTAACATAATAGATACTTTTGTTTTAACAACAACATATAACACAGAATTTAGAAACTGGGTAAAGAATGACAGGCGGGCTCAATACAAACCATTGCCTCATACTACAGAAGATTTACAAAAGATGTTCGCAAGTTTAGAAGATGCAAAAACTTCATCAGACACAATAATTTACAAATCATCTGAATATAAAATATTATTTGGAACAGA